CTGAAGAACTACCAGATGACGCTAAACAATGGCTTAAAAATGATTTTACGCTAGACGGTAGATCATTGTTTAACTTTCTTGATAATGCTCTTTGGGAAGAACTTCAAACATCAAGAGCTTGGGTTTACGTAGATAGACCTCAAGTTAGCGAACAAGAGTACGACAATTTAACTCCTGAAGAACGTGCTATGATTAAGCCGTATCCAGTAGTAATTGAAGCTGAAAACGTTATTAACATTCAGTTATCTACTCATCCTATTACACGCCAAAAGACTTTAACTCGTTGGGTTACTCGTTACTTAGTAGAAAAGTATAAACCAGAAAATCCTTGGCATCCTGACTATGTAGATACAGTTTGTGATCACTACATTGATGAAACGGGTCGTCTTGTATTAGACTACTATGAACACCCAGATACTAACAATGAAATTAAAGTTCTTAATGGTGACATTAAACAAGAATACAAAGAATCAGTTAGTGAAATAGGCTTTACAAAAGTCAATACAGTTTATCCAACTATGTTTGGTGAACGTTTAATGCGTATTCCTGCTTGGCCTCTTAATGGTCAGTATGAACCAGTTGAACCTGTTCTTATGCCGCTAGTTGATCGTGAAGTTTCTCTCTATAACAAAGTATCGAGACGAAACCATTTGCTTTACGGTGCTGCTACTTATACCCCTGTCGTACAATCAGATATGACAGACGAGGAATTTGACGACATCGTAAACGCAGGGTTAGGTACTTGGCTTAGAGTTCGTAAAGACGAATCTATTACTGTTCTTGAAACGCCTACTTCGGCTTTAGCTGACATGGAAAAAGCTATTCAAGGTACAGTAGAAGAAATGGCTAAGATGGGTATTCGAATGCTCTCACCAGAGCAAGCAGCTTCGGGTGTAGCACTAGAAATCCGTAATGCTTCTCAAACAGCACAGCTAGGCACACTTAACGCTAAAGTATCAGGTACTATTCGTGAAGTAATGGCCTTTATGCTTAACTGGTATTATAACACAGATTATACAGGCGATGACCTTGAATTCCAAATGTCTAGTGACTTCTCCCCAATTGTAGGTGGCGAAGGTGCTATGCGTCTTGTCTCTGAATGGTATCAGTCAGGAATCATTAGTCGTTCAACTTGGATTAACATCGCTAAGTACAATGACTTTTTACCTGCTGATTATAGTGACGAAGAAGCAATTGAAGAAATACAAACTGATCCGCTAGCAGTACAAAATAGCGCTGATCCTCAGATAGATATTGAGGAATAACATTTTACTACTCAATGGAGTACTAGATGGATATCAATTTAAAACTTTATGATCGTATTGTCGATCACATGACTGACGTAAGATTATACGAAGAAGGTGTTCAGTTACAAAATAAACGTATTATGCGTAGGCATAGAAAAAGACTTAGAGATATATTGTCAGAGAGATTAACTAATGATGTTACTCCTGAAATAAATCGTTTTGGTCGAGAAATGTTAACTCATCAGACTAGCTCTTTAAAAGAATTTTCAACGTCTCAACTGGACTTTCATTCGGACAATCTAAACAAAGAACTTAATAAATTCTATAAGGTATCAAAGCCACGTAGTAAAGAATTACTTGCCGAAATAACTGGACAAAATATTAAAGGTGTTAAAACAGTTACTCAAAATGTTAAAAACATTTCTGCAGGTGAACTCGTTAGAATACAATCTAAAGTCAAAGCAGGTCTTGCTAAAGGTGAATCTCCTAAAGATATTATTAATAACGTTCTTAAAACTACTAAGCTTACGGAGCATCAAGCTAGAACTTTAACTAGAACCTCTATAACAAGCACTCAAACTGCAGCCTTAAACAAAGTTGTAGAAGCAAACTCTCATGTAGTAAAAGGCTATGTTTTTACTGCTGTGCTTGATAGTCGTACTAGTCCTATTTGTTCTTATCATAATGGAAAGATTTACGATGTTAGCGATAGACGCTTTACTCCTCCTTTGCATTGGAATTGCCGTAGTTCTTTGGTGCCTGTCTTAAAGTCTAAAGAAGAACTTCAGAAAGAAACTACAAGTAGGCTTAATAAAACAAACCTTGCAAAAAAGAAAGAAGAATCGCTTTCAGGTGTTGCACCTAAAGTAGAATCCTACGGGGCATGGTTAAAACGCCAAGCGTTTGATATCCAATCTAAACTTCTTGGGGGCATGGATCAAGCTAATTTATTTAGGCAAGGCAAATTAAAAGCGGAGCAATATGTTACACCTAAAGGTAAAGCACTGTCTATTCAAGCTTTAAGAAATAAAGCTACTAATGCTACTGCTATTTTTGCACCTAAGCAAAAGCTTAGAGAGCAAGCAGTAGATATTCAAGCTAAACGCCCTAGTTCTATGATACGTTCACCAGAACAAAAAGCTTTAGTAAGGCAAATGTTTTTACTTGATGCTGATGACTATTCTAAAACCATGTCTTTAACAGACTATAAAGGTACTAGCCTTGCAGGTAAAACTGCTTCTAGGCGTAGGGTGGGTAATGAGTTTGATGAACGTAATTTTAGTGCTGATCCACTAACAGGTGAAATTAAAAATAATAACATTTATGATCCTGACTTTAATTTGTATCAAGAACGTATTGATTTTATGCGTAACTCTAAGCTTCTCAAACAAGATGAAAAAGATTTTATTGAAAGCATTGCAGCAGGATTAGACGATAAGATTTCAGTTAATCAACAAACTGTTGTAATTGAAAACTTAAGAGTTGTATTTGAACGTTATGCAAAAGATAAAAAACCTTGGAATGATGTTGCTGCAGTGTTAAGGGCAGAAAATAGATTTGCTGTACAAAACGTTTCTAGGCTGTTAGATACACGATCCCGTAAGCGTTCTGAAATGTTTGTTAGTTATTTATCTCAAGACAAACCTCAAGTTCAAATTATGGGGAAGTATTATACTTTTGAAAATTTAATTGACAGCCAATTAAAAGATCAAAGATTTATTGATGCATGGCGCAGAACTGAAGGTAAAAAGTTAGCTACTAAAATGTTTTTTAAAGGTCGAGCACCTCTAAGAGTTTATTTTAAAAAGTTTACTGATAAGTATCCTACTAAAAAAAGACTTATTAAACAATTAAAAAAAGATTCTGGTTTTGACAAACTTTTAAAACTACAAAAACTAGCAACTGAACCTTCTGATTCTTTAATTACTAAGTTAGCTGCTCGTAACAGAGAAACTATACGTAGGCTTTTAGATGCTGAGTTTTTAATTATAAATAAAAAACCTACTTCTAAGTTGTTTGATGAAAAAGCTTTAGATAGTTTAACTAATATTGCTAAGTTAGTAGCGTCAGGACAATCTACCGATTATGATACTTTAGCTATTAATATAGGAAAAAGATTTTCTAAAGACTTTGAAAATGTCATACCCTTTACTAAACATACTCTTCAAGACTTTCATAAAGAAGGATCTAAAATACTTGACTTTATGGTAGACCAAGGTCTTATTAAAGTCCAATTTAGAGGTAAAACTCGTAGAGGTGTTTTAGATTTAGATACAGGTAGAGCGTCTGGTGGTTGGGCTGATAGTATTTCTAGAGAAGTAATTGTTGTAGATAAAACATTACTTAAACTTCAAGAAGCAGAACGTAAAGTAACTATTGCTAGAAGGCTTGGAACTGTTTATAACAGAGATAGGCTTTATGTAAAAGCAAATAAAAAAACTTATGTAGACGCTAGAGGTAATGATACAGGAATACCTTTAATTTCTAGAGATAAATTTCCAGATTATGATCCTAAACAAATTGATCGTGAAATGGCTCAAATGCTTAATCACGTAATGGAGGTTGAATATGGAGTTGATAACGAGTTCTTCGGGTTTATGGACGATATTGCTAGATTCAGGGATCCTAGAGGACGATCTAAATACTATGACAGTATTAATGAGTTTCGTCATGAAATTTTAAATCGAGGAGAACAAGGTTATGGATTTATGTCTACTGCTAAATATCATGCTCAAAGAGGGAAAAACTTTAGGACTCAAGCATTTATTGATTCTAGGGGGCGAGTATATCACAGAGGATATCTTACACCTACGGGCGGTGAGCTAGTTAGACCTTTCCTTAATTCAGGAAAAGCTGTTAACATGAGTAATGAAGCTTTAGATGAGCTTAGAATTCAAATAGGAGCCTTAATAGGTCCAGGAACTGAAGCGCTTACTCAAGCAGGTCGTAATGCTATATTTAATCGTAATGAAGCTAAGATTATTGAACTAGGTAATATTATGATGTCTAAAACTCAAAGAGACAGGCGTCTTAGAGAGTTCCTTGAACATCCATTAATACGAGGACTAGAAGGTCCAGAAGTACCTAAAATGGGCAGGATGGCGATTGAATATGCTCGTATTGATAAACACCTTAAACAAGGTAAACCTATAACTAGCTATAAAACAAAACTTATGATTGAAAACGATGCCTCATCTAGTGGAGCTCAAATTATTGGGCTTTCTACAGGAGACCGAGCAGTATCTCAAGCTTCAAATGTTTTAGCTACAACTCAAAAAAATCGTCTTTATGACTTAGTTGCAATGGATACAGTTAATGACCCAGAATTTCTTAAAATACCTGCACTCAGAGATGCTAATCTTACATGGGAAGATCTTGCTAAAGCAGCCAAAGCTCAAAACATGGTATCATTTTATGGTGCTGGAGCTGCTACGAAAACCGCTAACGTGGCTAATAAACTGTCTAAAGTACTTGACGAAAAAGGTTTCATAACAGTTACTAAAGATAATTTAGGTGCTAATCTTAGAGTTGTTGACGGTAAAATTAAAGTAGCTGAACGACTAGGTGCTACAGGTACAATAGAAGAACTTAAAAGTTTTAGAAGTGAACTTGTAGAGTTGATTAATAAAAACGAACCTGTTGGTCGTACCTTATTAAAACAAGCTCAAGACATACACCCTGATGTTGGTGATTTTGTTAACAAGCTTACTAATGCTCGTAGAGGCATTATTGGACCAAAAGAGTTCTCAGAAATATCTAGAATTATGTCTAAAAATCTTGCTGATAGAGCGCCTGTTACTGATAACTTTATTAACTATTGGAAACAAGTTGCTAAAGCTTACGTTGAAGAAACTCAAAAGGTTGATATTCCGTGGGTTACATTTGATGGCAAGATAATGACACAACGATACCGTCCTAAAATTCAAGAGCGTATTGAATTTAGAGATCCGGTTACAAACAGAAAAATATCTAACATATACGAATCTAGCGCTGAAGACGGAAAGCTTTTAGGTAAAGGCTCTCTTAATGATGCTAGAATTGGGTTAGGTGTTAATGGAAACCACAGTAACGATGCTGTTATAGTTAGGCGCTTTCATTTATGGGCGCGTAAAAATAACGTAGACAGTGGAACAATTCACGATGCTTTCTTTACTAATATAGGGGAAGCAAAACGTGCAAAAGATGCTTTAAGGACCATCTATGCAGATGCCCTAGAAGGCGATACTATAAGAAAAACCCTTAGAGAAATGCGCAGACAAGGAATGTCTTATAGAACTTACCAAAGGCTTCTTAAAGAAGCTAAAGATCAGGGTCTTATTGACCCTCCTAATAAAATAACAAGAAAAGACATACTAGCCCCGCTTAAAGACGGACAAGACTGGTATGGTATCGGGCCATAGTTATTTGTAATAGCCTATGCCTTTTTAGATTCTGTGAATCGAAATTAAACATTAACCTCAAGCTGTGCTTGAAAGGAAAATATTATGAGTGAAGAAAATACAGTAATTGAAGAAGAAGTAACTGAAAAAGAGTCCAATGAGACTAATGAACAAGAAACTGTTCAAGAGGAAACATCTGACAGTGTTGATCCAATTGAACAAGAGGTTGCCAATAGGCTTGCTAAAATGAAGTCTAATGTTGACCGCATGGCTAAAGAGCGAGACGAAGCTCTTAAGAAAGCTGCTGAAATCGAACAACAACAAAAACAAGAAACGATGAAGCGGCTAGAAGAAGAAGGAAAACTTCAAGAGTTATCAGAAATGAAAATTGCTGATCTTGAAGCTAAACTAAAAGTCTACGAAGAAGAGAATACTAAGTTAAATCGAGATAGCGTTGTTAACTCATTGCTTAGTGGTTTAGATTTCCGAAATGATCGTAGTCGTCAACTAGCTTACCGTGATATTGTTGAGCAACTTGTTCAGAATGAAAACGGTAGTTGGGTTCATAACTCAGGCACTACTATTCAAGACTTTATTACCTCTTACTCAAGTAATGAAGATAACTCTTTCTTGTTTCGAGTTAAAGCTAACTCAGGAGCAGGAACAGCAACACCAGCAGGTGTTTCTAATACTAATGAAAAGAAAGCACTTAGTGAAATGTCAACACAGGAAGTATTAAATCTTGCTGCAAAAGGACAACTAGGTAGTTTCAATTATTAAATATAAATAGTTATATACAAGGAAATATAAGATGGCTATTACAAATACAGATTTTCAAAACGTAGCGTTGGCTATTTCTGCTTATGCAGACGAAGCTTACACAACTGAAAAGAAACTAAATTCTTCAGGTATTGTAGGACAACGTGACGATATTAACGCTAACGGCGAATCTTTTATCGGTCAAATGCGTTACTACAAGCCACTTTCGGCTAACATTAACGTTCCATCTTTGTCAAGTGCAACAGATGGTACTTATACTGATATCACAACTGACATTGCAGATTACGTTAAAACTGTTCGTACATTTGGTGCGCAGCAAGTTAATTTGCAAGAAGTAGTTTCACGCCAAGATGGTCTTGCTAAAATTGCTCGTGACTTTGCACAAGTACGCGGTGATGACGAAGGTAATGCTTTGTTGTCTTGCCTTAAAGGTGTAGCACTTAGCGAAGTTACTCTTGGTGACAAAGGTGGTTCAGGCGCAGGTGGTTACATTGCATTTGACACAGATGGCGATGCTGCTAACACTGGTCACTTTGTAGACGTTAACGCTCTTGGTGAATTTGGTGCTGCTGCAACAGGGGCATCTGATCAACGTCCATTGTTTGATTCAACTGCTACAGGCGCTGCTCGCGGTGAGCGGTTGTTTAAAGCTTTGGGAATGGGCTTTAAAGATTATGAGCCAGACTTTATGTATCTCGTAACTTCACCCGAAGTTATGGCTGAAATGCGTGCTGCTAACTTGGTAGACGAAACTCGTGTACAAGATGGCAACCTTGAATTCCAAACCGTATTTGGTGGAAAATTCCGTTTGGTTATGACTCGTGCAAACCAAATGATTTCAGGTGCTGCTTCAGGTGACTTGAATGCTCGCTCAACGAAATGTTCTTTCTTGATTAAACCAGCTTCAATTACTGCTGCTCCTGTGTCTGTTCCAACTCCTGTTGAAGTAGACCGTGATGCGGCTTCTTACACTGGTGGTGGTTCAACTAACATTTGGTATCGTTATGGCTTTATTATGCACCCAATGGGTTATGACTGGTCAGGCGCAACTAACGCATTTGCTACAAACGCAACTTATGCTGCTGCTGCTTCTTGGACTCGTAAAATGAGCGCATTAAACTTGGGCATCTTGCCAATCTTCCACTCATAATAATTTAGGAGGGACTAATGGCTTTAGTTCTAAATACTAATAGTTATGTTGCAGTTGCTGATGCAGAAACTTACTTTGAAACTAGAATTGACGCAGCGTCATGGGATGCTGCTTCTGCTTTGTTAAAAGAAGATGCACTAGTAACAGCTACACAGCTTATAGACAATCGTTCTTGGATTGGTTCTGCTGTTAGTTCTTCCCAAGCTCTTGCATGGCCTCGTAAAAACACTTCTCATTATAATCCTAGATTAAATTTAGAAGTTAAATTTACAGAGTCAGAAATTCCTAATGAAGTTAAAATTGCTGTTTATGAACAGGCATTGCATCTGTTAAACAATGAAGATTTGTTAGCACAAACAACTCAAACCTTTGAAAGCATTTCTATTGGAAGTATTAGTTTATCTGATACAAATGGTGATGTTACAAGAACTTCAATTACACCTAGTATTGTAATTAAACCCTTACGCCACCTTATTCGAAGAGGCGTAGAAGGTATGGGTTCTTCTTGGTGGAGGGCTAACTAATGTCTTTATCAGCAAAAGTAACAGCTGCCGTTAATAAAGCTTTTGATAGAGCAGGAGATCTTGTTAAGACTGCTACACTATCAACTAAAGCAGTTACAAGCTATGATTTTGCTACTGATAATACTGTTAGTACTACTACTTCTGCTACAGTATCGGTTATAATTGAGTCTTCAGAAAGACCTGCAGGGGATGGTTTTAATTATAAAGCTATTTTAAAATCAGGCGTTGATTTATCAGTTTATGATACGCTTACTGTAGGCTCAGTAGTTTATAATATAACAGATCATACTGATAACGACTTTACTATTGAAGCCACTTTGACAAAGGAACCTTAAAATGTTTCACAATATCTTAGCGGATGTTAATAGTGTTTTTGCCTCATCAGCTTGGACAAGTAATAACATAGCAATGTATCCTGAAAATTATCAGGGTTCAATTTCAAACAGTAATGAATTTTGTCGTTTTAATATTCTTCCTAGTGCTTCTGATCATTTAGCTTATGGCGGTGATAAAAGCCTTTCAGGTTTATTAATTGTTAGAATATTTGTTAAAGCAGGTGAGGGACAAACTCGCATTATGCAAATTTCAGATATACTAGACAACTCATTTGAAAATAAAATTTTAACTAATAAGACAGAGTTTGGAAAATCTTATTTGAATGTAGAAGGGCTAGACCCAGCTAATCAGTCGCTTTATAGCGCACAATACATAATACCATTTAAAATATACGGAGAATAACAAATGGCTCATATTTCATCTTTGAGTTCAGGTATTTTTACATACCTAGACTTTCACAACGCGGCACCTGCAGCTTCTGTAGACACTGCTGCTGAGTACGCAGGTTTGTTTGTAACAGCAAACGCTAGTGCTATTTCACGAATTCCATCAGTACGTGAATTCCCTTCAATCGGTACTCCTGCTAACATCGTAAACGTACCTGTTTATGGACAAGCAACTTCTTCTCAGGTGCAAGGTCAGTCTGACGCACCAACACTTGAAGTTACTGTTAACTATATTCCTGATGACATGGATGATTTCCATGCGCTTATCGGAAACCAAGGCGCATTCCGCTTTATGATGTGTTCACAAGCAACTACACTTGCAGCAAGTCTTGACACTGCAAATACAGCGTTGGCTTATGGTAATACAGAATTTTACTTTACAGGTAAAATCGAAGCTATCCTAGTAAATCCTGCGTTGACAGACGCTACAACTGCTACAGTTACTATGTCAACTCAGTCTGATTTCTTCGGACCAGTTACACTACCATAAATTAAAAATACTTTGGAAGCTCCTTGGCGGGGGCTTCCTTAACTTTATTAGAAAGATTTAGTATGACAGACAAACCGTTTAGTAAAACGTTTGTAATGCGAACTACTTTTAGGCATATGCGCCGAAGTGTAGATATTAGTATTCGTAAAAGCTTTGAGCGCTTTCAAGACTTTGATAGTGACTCAGACATTGGAAAAGAAATTATGGAAACACTATCAGTATTACATACGTGCAGAAAAATGCTTGATGACTTTCAAGCAAACAATCCAAATTTATTCACAGAAAAAGATAAGATTAGTTAGGAAAAATATGAAACATTTAGTTGGAAAAGTAATTACTAAAAAATTCCCTTTTATGGGAGATGAAGTTGAAGTTCGTCAGTTGTCAGTTGGTGAAGTTCTTAAAGTTCAAAACATGATTAAAAAGACTTCTAAGAGCAAAGCTGAAGACTCCCAAACAGAACTCCTTCGCGGTGTAATTAAAATTGCTGTAGTAGGCGCTGAAGACTTAAGTAACGAAGAGTTTAGCACTTTTCCTATTGCTGCATTAAACGAATTATCAGAAAATATTCTTGAATTCTCTGGGTTATCCGGTGGAACTTCTGAGGGAAACTAACTCAAGAGGATGAAACTCTTTTTGAAATTGCATATCATTTAAAAATGCCTGTGTATGTTTTAAAAGAAGAAATGCCTTATAATGAACTCCTTAGATGGATAGAATTTTTTCATAAAAGACCAATCGGTTGGCAAGAAGACCAACGCACATATTTACTTTTAAAAGCACAAGGTGTTAAAGAATCCGGAGAAAATTTATTTCCTTCTTTAAAAGCTATAAAAGAAAATACAAACAAAAAGCTATTACAAGAACCTGATAGAGCAGTGCCTAAAGGCGAATTTCTTAAAAAGATGTTAGCTGCTAGAGATGGTGATAATTTAAACTGGAGACAAAAATAATGTCTATCAAAGTAAATATTGATGTAGTTGATTTTGAAAAAGAAATGAGACGTATAGAAGAAGAAGTAGCTAAACTAGCTAGCAATGAAATTGAAGAGCAAATAGATTATGCTACTAATCAGCTTAAAATAGTTACTCCTGTAGATACGGGAGAAGCTAGAAAAGGTTGGCGCAATACAAAACAAAAAGATATAAATGGTTATATCGACGGAACTATAATAAATGAGGTTGAACATATTGTTCCCCTCAATAATGGACATAGTAAACAGGCACCTAAATACTTTATTGAACAAGTACTTGTACGTGTTGGTATACTAACCCCTAATTAATATTTGCCCTCTGATGGCCTCTCTATTATTGAGATAACCATTAGGGGGCAATTTTATTAAGGAGCTACATATGAGTGGAGTAGAAATTAGAGTACGTAGTAATAGTACTCAAGCAAGAAGAGATTTAGGTAAGTTAGAAAAGTCCGTTGGTAATATTGAAACATCTACCAAAAGGCTTCAAAACGCCTTTAATAAAATAGCAATTGGTGCTGCAGCATTTATTAGCCTTAATGCTTTTACAAAAGGAATTACAAGAGCATCTGACTCTATTACTAATATGGAGAATAAAATTGCTCTTGTTACTGGCAGAGGTAGAGAATTAAACTCTACTATGCAAGCTTTAGCGAGAGTATCATCTCAAACACGAGTTTCGTTTAGTACTACTGCAGAAACTTTTAATCGATTTGGATTAGCATTAAGAGGTAGCGGCACTAGCGCAAAAGAACTTTTAGAAGTTACAAGAACAATTAACCAAGCTGTTACTATATCAGGAGCGTCATCTGAGTCTGCTCGAGCAGCTATTGTTCAGTTTGGACAAGGTTTAGCTTCAGGGCAGTTAAGAGGCCAAGAACTTAACTCTGTTTTAGAACAAACACCCCGAATTGCTAGAGCTATTTCTGATGGTATTGGTATTCCTTTTGGTCAACTTAGAGACGCAGCTGCAGAAGGCAAACTAACAACTGAGGCTGTATTAAAAGCTATTCAAAAAGCTGCTCCAGAAATTGCAACAGAATTTTTATTAATTAAAAAGACAGTAGATTCAGTTAGTAATGCATTTAGATTTGAATTACAACGTTCTTTAAGTGTTTTAGCGACAGAAACTGGATGGTCAGAAATGATCATTAATAAATTAGAAAGAATTACTAGAGGATTAAAATCTTTTGCTGATAATGCAAGCTTTTATTTTTATCTTGTTAGATTTGAAGTTGCACTTGCTGCAGTAACTTTAGGAAAACTTTTAGATCCTTTAAAAAATATTTTTAGTGTAGAGTTTAAACCAGAAGAAGCTGCAAAAGCGTTTAAAGAAAGTTTTGAAACTTTTAAACAGTTAATTACTCCTAATATTAAATTTGATTTTCTAGAAGAAAATTCTAAAGGCAATAAAATATTTATTTTTAATAAATTTTTTGTAGATTT